ATAGCGATTTTGGTATCGGCTTGTATTTTCGCCATTACCTTTTTCTTTGCCACGCTGATTCATTACCTCATTTGCAGCGTCAAAGACCTCGTGGCTTACAATTGCTTCATGATGCCCTTCGCACAAATATTGGTTTTCCATTCCATGATTTATATGCCTATTAAACTGGCTGTCCGTGTAGGTCTTTTGAAAAATAACATCTCCCGTGAACTTTTCATTGCGTATAATTGCATTGACCGTTCCGGGAGTCCATTTTCCACCTCTTTTGCTTGCTATCCCACGGTCATTAAGTTCCTTTGCAATCGCATGGGTACTTTTTCCTGCAAGCGTATCTTCAAACATCTGCCTTACCACAACTGCCTGCTCCGGCACAACTACCATCTTACCATCCACATTCGTATATCCATACGGTGGGTAGGAGATGATGAAAGTTCCATTCTGAAAGCGTTTCTGTACTGACCATTTGCTGTTTTCGGAAATAGAGACCGATTCGCTTTCCGCAAGACTGCTTAAAATGGAAAGCATCAACTCGCTCTCCATGCTGCCTGTGTTAATATTCTCTTTTTCAAAAATCACGGTAACATTTAGGCTAATCAGCTTTCTTACCAGTTCCAAACAGTCTGTTGTATTTCTGCTGAATCGGCTGATGGACTTTGTAATGACCAAGTCCACAAGACCTTTTTCGCAGGCAGCTACAAGAGAGTTCAAACCATCACGGCATTCCTTTTTTGTGCCTGTGATGCCTTCATCGTAAAAAATCCCTGCAAACTCCCACTCTGCATTGGATTTTATGTAATCCTCATAGTGTGCTTTCTGCGTATCTAAGCTGATAAGCTGTTCATCACTTGCTGTAGATACTCTGCAATAGGCAACCACACGGGTTTTCTTCTTAATAGATAAGGCTCTATTTTCTTCAATTTTTGTTATCCTTTTCATCAACTCACCTCACTTTCGGTATGGACATATTCCCGTACTAATCGATATATATCAAGTCATTTAGGGCATAATCTCCGCTAAATATGGGGAGAAAGTTTGGCGGTTTCTTGCGCTGATTTTGGTGAATTCATCCACGGAAATCAGGCCCTTATCGAGCAGTGTTTTTGTCATTTTCTGTGCCATACAATATTGATAATCACCACACAACTGTTCCTCCGTCATGCGTGATTTCATAAGGGCAGGGGAACTGCTCGGCTCTGTAATTTTCGTTACTGTTTTATTCTCATCATTCATTTAAAAAACACCTCCTACCTTATAGCCTTGGCAGGAGGTGCAATCTGACGGTTTCCTAATCTTTTTTATAGAAGCTGCATTCGTATCCATCCGCACGGAGAAGAAGCCCGGAAATCCAATGCGGAGTCCTGCCCATCTGTTCACACACAGCATCAAGGGAAGCTCCCATACCGCACTCTATAATCAGTTCATCATGAACATGACCGCAGATAAAGCAATGAGATAAAGTACGCATAGAATGTGCCAAAATATCTCTGCTGATTGCCTGCACGATATTCTCCACGAACTTGGGACCATAACTTTCGATGCGTTCCCATTTCTTTGTGCCGCCTACACCCTCATAGGTCACAGCCTCGCCACCGAAACGGTTCTCTCCCATGCACGGTTTCACATAGGAAATCCGTCTGCCGCTTGGCAGCTGAATGAACAGCATCCCGCTCTGGCAGAAAAAGCGAATGCCGTGTGTTTCCGCAGCCACTCTGTTCTTAACCGTATCCTTCACGCAGCGGTCAACATCCCACCAGAAACGCACAATGTTTGGATTGGCGTCTCTCCATGAATCCACCAGCGGCTGGAGTTCTTCCTCTGTAAGTCCCATATCCAAAGCCCCCATCGCTTTTAAGGCACCGACCGAGCCACCATATCCAAGTGCCAATTCTGCGATTTTTCCCTTCTGACGGAGATGTCCATTCTCGCCATGCTTTTCCACAGGCACACCAAACATGGAAGATGCTGATGCACAATAGATGTCCCCGTTATTTTTAAAGACCTCACTTCGCCAGCTTTCCTTTGCAAGATACGAAAGCACCCTTGCTTCGATGGCAGAAAAGTCCGCCACCACAAATTTCATATCAGTTCTTGGCACAAAGGCAGTACGGATAAGCTGTGATAAGGTATCCGGGATATCGTCATATAAAAGTTCCAGTGCAGTATAATTGCCGGACTCTACAAGTCCTCGCGCCTGTTCCAAATCCGGCATATGGTTTTGAGGAAGATTCTGCAGCTGTATCATTCTGCCTGCCCATCACCCGGAACGGTTGGCTCCGTAAAATTGGAACATTCCTCTCGCTCTGCCATCCTCACAGACTGCATTCTGCATCGCCTGATACTTCTTTACAGAGGACTTGGATAACTGTTGGCGCAGGAGCAGAACCTCCGCCAGTTCCTTGGGAGCCGTTTTCACTGCCTGTGCCACTTCCTTTTTTCCAAGACTGTCCATCTCCAGACCGTTATCCGCAAGCCACTGTTTCATCTGCACCACAGAGTTTGGGTTATCAAGGTCAGTCAGTTCCTGCATTTTTTCTGCCAGCTCCGCTTTGGATTTCGCATCAAAAGCAATGGCATTCTCCACCACATCCATATCAAGGGCAATGCCGCGGTCATTGATTTCTTGGTCGAGGTGGTATTCCTCCCACACGAAGTCAGGCACGGGGTATTTTTTCAGCCTGTCCTGTATGGACATTTCCACTTCAACATCTCTTTTGTTATAGAACTTGAACAGATTCCACTTTTCCATATCATGCTCCGGCAGATTGCGTGTTCTGCCGCCGTTGACCTTAGTCAGCTTGCAGGGAACACAGAAGTAGCGTATGAGATCTTTGCCTTCCTTCAGTTTCTGTTCTTCCAGCCCAAGCACCGTGCCGGCCCCGGCAAGAGATAACGGCAACCCCATATATGCCGACCAAACACATGAGCATTTCCATGCGGCTGGGTCAAGGTAATCTCTTACTGTGTCCTCATCGATGCTGTAACTGCTGAAGTAATGCGGATAGTTTCTTTTCAGCCATACCGAAAGACAGACCCTCTCGAATGAACTGTTAAATGCCCATTTTGTTACGCTATCATCTGTCAGTGCCTTAATAAATTCTATAGGAACTTTCTCGCCGCAAGCAGCATCTATCACCTGAACTGCTCCGCCATCAACGGCATATCCAAACAGCAGAATTTCAAAATTGGATGACTGCGTGTAACGGTACACGCCGCATTTCTGTAAATCAACATCTGAATACGTCTCTAAATCAATACTTATATATTTCATTTTCTCTCCATCCTATGAAAATTTAAGCGGTAAAGGTTTCCCTCTACCGCCCGTGTGTTATTTTAAATAGCCTTTTTCCTTCAACTTAGCAATTGTGTTTTTCCCTAATTTGTAAATTTCTTTGATAACCATATTGGCACAGTCCAAAATAGTATAGACAGCAATTACATAGATGAAAATAGCTCCTGCCGAAACTACTAACTGCTTTTGAAATTCATAACTGAACATCTTTCATCCCCCCTACGCTAAAAAGTCCTCATCATCAGCGGTCGCAAAATCATCCTCGGCACGGCTCTTGCCGCCAAGCGGCTCTCCGTCCTTAATCTTTTGGAGATTATTAAGACCACAGGCAATGCCCTTATTGCCGTTGGAGTTGAATGCATAGAAGTTGATGCTGGCACGGCCATACACACCGCTGTATACCTCACTGCGGTCGATGATAGGCTGGCGGTCTGCATCTACGATGCCCGGAGTAGCTGCACTGTTTGCATTGATGAAGTAGCTGTTTGCATAGGTTTCATCATCAGGACGTTCCAAATCGCCATCCCTCATTGGTGTCTTAAGTACGGAAAGAGCAGGCACAGTTTTGCCACTTCCCTTAAGCTTAGATTGACCCTCCTCATAAGCAGATTGAATAGCCGCTTTAATTTTATTGACGGTTACTGTATCGTCCTTAGGAATGATAAGGCTCACGCTGAATTTCGGTGCGCCGCCGTTGATGGATTTCGCATCCCATACATTTGCATAAGACCAGCGTGTTTTTACTCCTGTGATTACCTTTGTAGGGTTCGTATAATTTTTTGACATATCATTTGTCCTCCTTAAAATCGTTTGCTGCTGTATTCATAGCCGGACGCTTGTCCGACATCGGTACTAAGGTTGGCTTGCCCTGTGGCTTTTCAATAAAGCCGGAGAGCAGTTCTTCAAATCTTGTCTTGCCGAGCAGTTTGGTCATTGCCGTAATACCCAGAACCTTATGTTCATATGGGTCATATCCGGCATCCTTAACCGTATCCACCACAGCGGTTTCATTGACATATTTCCTGTTGGAGCGTCCTTCGACAATCTTCCAGTCTTTCCACCCCTTGCCGCTGACTGCCTGCTGCAAAGCGTATTCCTTGATATCACCTGCCCAAGATACCAGTGCATCAACTTTTGAAAGAATGGCCTCTATCTCATCATCTTCAAGGGTGGAAGGCATCTCAAAATCGTAACGCGCAAGTTCAAGGTTGTATTCGGCTCTCTTGCGGCAGGTGGCTTTTACCTTACAGAACTGACAGTGGTCTCCGGCTTTGTATTCACCCTCACCATTTGCCGCCAGCTGTGCTGTTGGACTCAGCACTTCATCCGCCCATTTCAGAAGTTCTTCTTTGGAAATGGTGTATGTGCTGACACTATCCCGCCTTGGCTGGAAGATAGTCATGGTCACCAAATCAATATCATAGATCCCGTCAAACAGTTGTAAGGCTCCCAGTGCATAGCACATCATCTGAGGATTCTTTTCTGCATCCACCAAAATTCCGACACCATACTTAAAATCAATGACGGTCAGCGTTTCATCTGCAACAATCACGCAGTCCCCAGTGCCGAAGCCCTGCGGCACCCATTTGGAAAAATCAAGATGCTGTTCAATTAGAACAATAGGGTCTTTGCATTTTTCTTTTGCCACAGCAAGCTGCTCCATCACATACTGGGCATACATATCCGAGCAGTCCGCCATTTCTTCATCGAAGAAAGTAAGGTTTTCTGTTGGATCTTTCGATTTCTGCCCCAGTGCTGTTTTCAGTTTGTGTTCGCAAAGGCTGTGGGCATCGGTACCCTGCATTGCAAACTCGCTTGTGGTGTCACCGACCTTAGCACACTGCAATGCCGATGGCGGACACTCCAGCCACCTGTGACTGGAGGATGCTGATAAGACTGCGTGGTCCAGACCGGTCTCTCTTGCACCTACAGTACAATTCACCTTCTGTTTATTGGGCATTCCCAAGTACCTCCACTTCAGCAAGCAGTGCCTTATATTCTGCTGGATTTATCCCGGACAGCTTTTCTGCACCATGCTTTGTAAGGATTGCTTTGACTTCTGCCGTATAGCCTTTGTGGGATTTATCCGCACACACGGCTCTGACATCTTCCAACGTGAGTGCTTTTTCTTCCGGCACTTCAGCTTTTGGCTCCTCGTTGGTTTTCTTCTTAACAGCAGTCTTTTTTACAGGCTGCATTGCGTCCTTTCCACTGCTGAACAAATCAGCCAGTTCTTCGGAAATACGTACCAAGGTTTCGCCGCACTTTTTGAGTTCATCCACGAGCAT